CTAAAAGAGCGCGCCTAACTTTACTTGCGGCGGCTGACTCGCGTCAGGCACCGCCTCGCGCAGTATCGGCTTGCAGGTTACGTTGATAGTGATGTTTTCTTTCGTGAGCTTGAGTAGACAGTCATCGTAATGCACGTAAGCAATGTCGTTTGCCCTCAAGAATGCATCGTCTAGGTAATAGGTTCCCTCCGGTGTTTTCGCCTCCAGTGTGACAAAGAACTGAAAGCCCTTAGTTTGAGATTGTCGTGTGGTGTGTCCGGTGTAATAGAGGGTCTGCAAGTCATAAAGACCAAGCATTTGCTTTATGGTATCAATCCGATGAGATGGAGCAGGGGAAACAGAGCTAACTTGATGGCCGTCCCCACCAGTAGATAAAGCAGGAGCATTTTGCCCACCCGTTTGAGGAACGCTATCGGGCGACTGAGAAACGGAAGTGTTAGACGTTTGCGCGGACGTGTCCGCCACCGTCTTAGAAGAACCAAAAACCAGACCGGAAAACGCATAGATAAAATACCCAATTGAAAGTATACCAAGCAGCAAAGACCCCACGATGGTGGGATTCTTTAGCAGCATATTGATTGCACCTGATTGATTCGCTTGCCCCGTTGACGTGGACTTGTAGAGCAAGTGAGCATCGAGAGGGATTTTTTGAGGAAAGACGTTGGGATCTTTTCCTTTTGGGATAACCAATGTGGCAACGTTTTTCGGGTGACGGTAAATCAGGGGCTTTCTTCGAGCAAAAAAGTAGGCGTCACGGCCTTTATGGAAATAGCATTCTTCCGCGCAAGCACGGATAGCCGAATCAATTTGCCCCCAATCAGGCGAAAGCAAGTGAATATCCCAGTTGTAATGGCGGTGACGCATGAACCCCTCATTAAAAGATAAGGGATAAATGATCCGGCCAGTTTCGTCATATTCGGCTATCCCCCTGTCGTCCATCTCACAAGCTTGCAGCTTGGACATATCCGCAGGGAGATAGCGAGAGTTAAAAAAGCTCTCATAGTCAGGCGGCAACATGGGGAGAAAATCGGACAACGGACGATAGAACACCTTCTCCATACGAAAGCCGATGTTCTTAGAGAAAATATCTTGGCACTCATCAATCACGATGAGCGCACCAATCGGGCACCAACAAAAGAAATGCTGCCAAAGCTCGATACCATTCTTGTCTCGGCTGAAGATACGGATTAGGCGAGTAGTGGAGGGGAACGTAATATCAAAACGCTTTTCGATAACATCGAGCGTTTCAAACCCCTGCATATTGGTGACAACAACGCGACCTGCTTTTAACGCTTCTAAAATGACAAAGTAGGCCACATAAGCAGACTTGTACGACCCGTTGGCTCCCGTCCGAATAAAAATAGCCATGGTTAGAACCTCGTAATTTTCCAAACAAACGCAGTAGCAAGACAGTTGAAGTAAATCCCGATAGCTTGAGGGATTTTGAAAATGAAAGCGTAATAACGGATTTCATCCGGTAGGGCATTAAAGAAACTGGCTAACATATCGTTAAAGCCAATGTCATTGAGAAGGTACTCCGCTGTTTTATAGGCAAGCTCAAGCGAGTAAATCAGCCAAAGAAACTTGAGTTTGACATACCAAGCATTGCCCCAAACGACGAGCTGACCGAAGTAATCAGGGATAGACTTGAAAAATTCAGTGACCGTGTCACCTGCATTGGCAATAGCGCCAAGCAAATCTAATAAAAATTGCATTACTCACGCTCCCCCATGATGGTCTTGATACCTGCAAAAGCAGCCAAAAATAAGATGACGGATGAAATCAAAGCGGCGTTGTCAACCAAAGCAGGGAAGACACCAGACGTGAATTTAGTCGTGGCACCGTTAGCGAATTTAAACGTTAAAGAATGGTCTTTGTATTGGCCGCTTTCTAGCTTGGTAATGTCGAAGGAAAAGAGCTTTTTAAACTCCTTTGTCTTTTCTGAGTATTCTTTCTGTAAATCGGTAATTTCCGTATTGAGTTTGGTGATAGCATCCTCACCATAGAGAGGAAGCTCCCCGAAATCGACACCAGAGCCAATGCCTGGCTTAGATAATCCGTTACCAGTGAGTAAACCATTTAAGTTATCAATGCCTGTTTTGATGGAATCAATACCAGACTGAACACCGGATAAATCACCATTACCAGAGCCACCAGAGTTGAGGGCAGAGACGATTTTGTCTGTGTCCTCCATCATTTGATTACGTAATCCTTCAGCCATCATTCCAACATTTTCAGTTAATTGAGAAACATTAGAATTGAGTTGATTAATACCGAACTCAACAGGCCGAACCGCTTCACGAACATCTCGAACAGCGCTGACGATATTATTAGAGTTGGCGCTAATAACGCTACGAGTCGTAGACATGGAGCCCATAAAGGAATTGAGTTGCGAATCAGGAAGGCCAGAGCCACCACCAGAGCCTGAATCACTTAACTTGTTGAGTATGTTGGCAAGAGTGTTACTTGCTATTTGAGACTGTTGGGCAGTTTGAAAAGTGTTCTTTTCAATATAGTCCGATAAATTGCGCATGGCATTAATAGCGCTGGTCATGGAACCCATTTGACTTGAAAAGCCTTTGGTTACGGATAAAGACTGATTATTAATCTTGACCAGTTCATCAAGTGAGATAACACCCATACCTTCAATATGAGCCACGCTTTTTAAAGCTTTGGCTTGGTCAACACCACTAGAGGTGTCTCTAGGCATTTGGTTCAGAACGTTCTGAACTTTATTAGGCATGGTAGGAGGTGCATTAGGATCCCAAGGAGTATCAGGATTCGCGCTAGGGTCTACGACCACTCGATTCCCACCAAAGCGTAAACCATCACTAGGATCGATTTGACCGTTATCTAATAAACAGTGTTGGCCGTTAGAAACAAACTCACCAACACAAGTACCGTCATCAACAAAACAGACGGCGACATTCGTTAAAAGATATTTACAGGTACGAACACAGGTATAGGGTCTATCGCCTAAAAGGTCGCCGCGCCATTCAACCGTTCCGGAAGAAATACCAATTTGACACTGAATTTCAGCATTAGCCTTGAGAGGAAGCAGTAAAAGGAAAAGGGTAATAAGGAGTAATAGTGCAAGGTAAGTATTGGTCATTGAACGCAGCATAAAGCCCCCTAAGAGGAAACGCCCCCATTTAGGAGGCGTTCACTCCGGTGTAAAAGCCGTATGCAAAGGCCATGAAATAAGCCACGGCCACCACAACGGTTAGAGCATCGGAGACAAAAGCAACCATAACGATTACTTCAAGATACCAAGGATACGACCAAGGCCGAAGGCGATAGCGGCAAGACCAATGACACCAATCACCACCATGGTGTAATTCGCTTGACCGGACGCAATCGCGCCCTTGAGTTGTTCGGTAATAGGATCATCCGCAAAAGCGAAAGAAGCAGGGACAGAAGTTGCTACTACAACACCGAATTTTTTAGCCATGTTACGAAATTTCATAGGAATTTCTCCAACTGATTTAAGGGTTTAGGGCTATCGACGCCCCATGGTTTTTACTAATCGACCCAAAACATGACCACCAAAAAATGACAGTAGAAGATACGCCGTCAAATCAGAGTAAAGTTGTGAGTCGATGGTTAAAGAGCCAAACGAAACATTTTTAATGTCGTCTAGCTCCGAGGGAGTGAGCATTACGTAAGTGCAATCAAAGCCTTGAGGCGCAAGCATCAAATAACCGTTGTAAGCAATCACGCAATGACTCATGTTCTTGACCTACTTCTTCAATGTTTCAGCCATGTATTTCTTTAAATCCTCATCCTTGGGGATGAGCTCAACCGCGACGACTTCTAATGGGTCGTCAGGGTTGCTACCAAAGCGAATGTCATATTCACGGTTAGGAACAAAAGCGCGTGTTTCAATCAAACGCTTGGCGTATGCAGGTTCAATACGCAGCGGTTGCTTGTTGAAAGGAATATCCGTGTTTAGCCCTAAACCGTATTGAGCAAACTTCTCAACATTGACGGTTTCAACAGGGCGCAGAACGTTTAGCTCTGCAATCGTGGTACCCGATTTAGGAAATGTTTTGATGACGATGCCAGTGATGTTAGCCATTACCTTAACTCCATAGTGTGTTTTTCAGTTGTGTGTATGAATCAGGAACGCCGAGCAATTCAAAGTCAGGGCGTCTATGTTTGTGAGGGATAAGCATCCCGAATGCTTCGCCTAAATCGCCTTGCGTCATGGCGATAACTTCCGCTAACGCCACGCCACATTGACGGCGAACCCATGCGATGCGAGCCATAAATTCAAGACCTTGAGCCTTTTTGTTGCGAGAGAACTTAACCGGAGGCGTACACTCGATAGAGGCCGCGAAAGGGCAGATACCCGCAAAAGAGGCGGCAGGGTTGGCTAAAAGCTCGATGTCGCACTTTTTCAGCTCAACCTCGTTTCGATACCAAATCAGGTCAGGGTCAGTAATTTTTTGCTCAAGCTTTTTGTTGTAGATACGCCAGTAAATCGCCGAGGAACGAGAGCCGACAATCGTTGCTTCTTCCATTAAAGCGCCGTTTTCTGTAATGCGTTTATGAGGAACCATTGAGGGACCTTGACCCCTTGGAGCAGTGCGAAATGCTCCCTCATAAAAACATTTCTCTGCATACTTGGCGTCGAAGTTTCCGGTGTAATCGTCCACGGCCAAGTCGAGACGAACTAAGCGAGTAATGCCAAGAACCTGAGCAAGCCACCAATGAAGCTTCTTAGAGTCGATACGGTCGAAAAGTTTGGTGCACCCCGTGCCGTTGATTTGGACAAAAACGGTATCGTTGTTTCCGCCAATTCCGACAAGGCCGCACTCAACTTGTCCGGTCATATCGAGAATGACCATAGAATCGTTGTAACCATGAAGGCCACGACCACGCATAGGCGATAAACGAAAGCCCATGATTTTGGACATGAACAAATCGAAGCGATGAAAGAGCATCTTTGACACTTTGTTTTTGTGCGCTTCCATATGGCGCTCGATTTGTTCCAAGGTAGAGCACACCGCGCCTTGTTCCTTGGTTTTAGTTTTTGGCTCGTGGTACACGGGCATTTGTAAATTGATAAAGTCTTGGTCGTTGCTTTTGTCCAAGTGGCGCAAGTCCGCATAGGCAAAAGTAAAAGCCAAGTGGTCAACTTTGACAGGGCGAACCGTGTCATGGTGAGGGTGCTTACATGGCATGAAAGACCCCCTTTAACAGCAATTCGTTGTAGTTTTCGTTAGTGATTTCAACCAGTTGATATGGGTCAGAGCCATAGTGAACGGCAAGATATTGCTCAAACTCAGGCCAGTTTTTAAAGAAACGATGCCCCCAAACGAAATACACGTTAATTCCGATGTTAGGTTCGTTGTCGTAGTAGATGAAATCACCCATGATAGCGACCTTACTTAGCCTGATAAGAAATCTGAGCTAGAGGCCAGTCACGTTTGATCTTGTGCAAGACAGCTTTGGCCGTTGGAAGCGGCATTTGGTGAGCACGTTTTTTGTCCGAGGTGACATGAAAAACGTGTTGGCCAGATTCATCATATGACTTGAATTGCAAGAAACGAGGAAGAACGCCGGACGTTAACTGGATCGTCACAAAGGGATTCATGCTTTGTGTTAGAGATTGTTTCTTTGCTGTGATTGCCATGATGACCGCCTTAACTGGTTGGGCGACCACCAAGAGGAAGAGTTAAGGTCTAGCGCCCAAGGTGGTCTAACTTATAAATAACCAAATTTGGTTAGAGGTTAATAACCAGATTTGGTTAATGCAATACACCAGATTTGGTTATTAATGGGCTACTATAAGAAAAAAGGAGGGGTAACTATGTTTCAAAGCGAGCTATTAAATGCGTACAAAAATGCTCAAAAGTACGTACAAGATAAGCAAATAGCTATGGATATGAACATTCCACAGCAGAGAATTAGCGATTTCAGAAAAGGACGCCGCTATCTAACTGATGAGCAAGCGATTTTTCTTGCAGAATCAGCAGGAATTGAGCCTGAAATAGCACTATTAGGTATTCACGCAGACCGCAACGAAAACCCACGCGTCAAAGCGCTGTGGGAAAGCATTGCAAAAAAGCAGAACGGGCTAGGATTAAGAACAATATCAATGCTTTGCGGTGGTCTAGCGGTGTCAATGAGTCAGGTTAACGAACTGTTACCTCAGTGCATATTATG